CGGCTCCCTGCCCGATGACAAGGTGGTGCGCGTCAGTCGCTTCTACCCGCTGACTCGCCAGATCATCGCCAGCATCTCGTTTAACCACCCGCATGTCTTCTTCTCGGTCAAAGAGCCGAATAAGGAGTTTGCGGCTACGATACTAGAGCGCGTGGCTAATGCGGCCCTGGAGCAGATGAACGCTAAGGCCGAGGTGCAACAGGTCATCTTCGATGCGCTCTACTGCGCCGTGGGCTGGCTCAAGTGCGGCTACAACCCGCCCGGTGATGACGATCTGGTTGCGCCGTATACCGTCAACGATGCGCTGGATAATGATTTTCCCTATATCCATCGCATCAACCCCTTCAACGTCTTCATCGATCCCCTCACGCCGCCCCATAAGCTCTCCCATGCGCGGTATATCATCGAAAAGATGCTGGTGCCGCTCGAATACGTCAAAAAAGATGATCGCTTCGTCAACCGGCGGCAGATACAAGCGGCTGAGACCGAAGAGGACATCAAGGACACGTTCCTACAAGATATAGGCGGCGTAGAGACCACCTCCGAGAAGGAGGCTGTTAACCTGTCGAAGTCGCAGGGCCAGATGACGGTCCTCTACGAGATACACGATAGGATGAAACGCCGCCGCTATACCTTCGCGCCAGGGGTCGAGGAGCCCATCGAAGATGTAGAGCATCCGATGCGAGCGATGAAGCCCATCTATGCCCCCGACCCCTTCACCGGCGAGTTGCTGATGACGGGCGAGTATGAGGCCGAAGGCGGTTTCCTCGTTCAAGGCGGTTTTCCCTATATACCGCTCAAGTTCGACCAGACACAAAAAGGCTTTTATGGTCAGCCGCCGATGGCCTATGGCGAGGATCTGCAAAAGCTCATCGTGGAGAGTGTGTCGCGTAGGGCTGACCTATTAAAACGCTACCCCCGTGTGCTGCTGGCCTCGCGCCGAGAGCGCGACAACAACGCCGACATTGGCCAGCAGTTGGAGACAGGCCGGGATGGCGAAGTCATCTGGGTGGACGATGTCAACCAGTCGTTCAAGGAGCTAGGCTTTGGCAACCCGCCCCCAGACCAGTTGGGCATTGAGTCGGATGCGCGGTCCTATGAAGAGCAGGCCATGGGTGTGAGCCAGATGGCCATGGGAGGCGGTCCCAAGGTCACCGCTACGCAGGCGAGCCTGACGGCCTCATTTGGCCAACTGAACCGAGAGTGGTTACAAGATCGCGTCAAGGGCGTGTATGGCGATATCGTCCGCAACTCGCTGCGCATGATGGCTGACATACGCTACCTCCCCGAAGAGTTTTTGATCAATGTGGCTACCGATGAGAACGAGCCCGTCTATGAGGCCGTCACCACCGACATGCTGCGTGTGCGCTATGCGGTGGACATCGAAGCGGGGTCGATGAGCCCCCTGACGGAGCAGCTAGAGCGCGAGGATGCGCTGGCTCTCTTTAACTACACCATCCAACTGCCCGAAGTGGACCGGGGTGAGGCCATCAAGGGCCTCCTCAAAGCCTTTAAGGTCCAAGACCCCGACAAGTACTTCAAGCCGGGCATGGAGGCTGATGTGATGAAGCTGGCCTCCATGGAAAACCTACTCTATCTGCTCAAGGGTGCGATGATCGATGCCGGGCCCGATGAGAACCATCAAGTCCACCTACAGATACACTCGCAGATACAGCAGATGCCTGAGTTCCAGCAACTGCTGCCGGTGCAGCAACAGCAGATACTGCAGATAGCCCAGGCCCACATGCAGCAGCACCAGCAGTTCCTGGCACAGAAGGCCCAGGGCCAAGCCCCTGGACAGGGTGGTGGAGAAGAGTCGGGTGGTCGCATACCCGGCATACGCGAGAGGGCAGGCACCGAAGGGGGAGGCGGCATAGTGTCGCTGGTGCGGTCAAACGCTCAGGAGATGAGCCAACAGGTGCAACGGGCACCGGGCCAAGGATAGACCATGATATTTCACGATTTCGAGTGCGATACATGCGGTCGTTTCCATGAGGATGTGACCTTCGTTAACCACAAGGCCATCACTAGGACGATGGCCTGCGAGGGGTGCGGCAAAAAGGCTACGATGCGCTTTAAGCGCAATAACCTCATCCACCATGACCACAGCGGCATGTACGGTAGATACCATCATGGCTTTGGTGAGGTGGTGCGCAGTTACTCGCATAAACAAGAGTTGCTTAAAAAATATAACGTGGTCGAGTCATCCGACTCGGTCGGCGGCAGTCGCTGTGTGCGAACCAGCGCACTGTCCGAAGAGAAACCCACGCTTGAAGGCCACAAGGCAGGCTTCGGGACGAGTCCCGAAGAAGCTATTGCGGTTGCCGAGCAAAATATAACGGAGGATTGATTGTGACTGAGAGCGTGCTAGACGTTGACTCCGCAGTAGATGCCGGGACACCCGACGAAGGCGCATCCAGCGACACTGGATCAGAGGTAGTTTTTTTCCCTGACAGTGAAACGGATGCCACCCAGGATGCGGCCCCCGCAGCAGAAACGGGACACTCCACTCCAGCAGAAAACTCAGCAACCAACGGCAACGTAGACCTACTACGCACACCTGTAGATCAGTTGCCCGAAAACCTGCAACCGTTGGCCCCACTGGCTAAGAACCTCCAGGCCGACTACACCCGTGTGCAACAGGATCTACGAGAGCGGGAGTCGCAGTTAGCGGCTCGTGAGCAGCAGATCCAGACGCAGAACCAACAGGCCCAGCAATACCAGCAGCAGTGGGCCGACCGGGTGCAGCAGACCGTAGCACCTACCGTAGACCCCATCCAACAGATGCGGTCTGGGCTGAGTGATGATGAGAACCGAGCTATCGACACCGTGCAGGCTATCGTCCAGCACCAAGTGGGTAGCGAACTGAATGCGATGCGTAGCCAGTTGCAGAATCTGCAACAAGAGAACGAAGGCCTGCGCAACGCACACAGCGGCGTTCAGAATTTCGTCAGTGAGCAGGTACAGTCACGTACCCGCTCGGCAGTACAGGAGGCGATAGATAAGCATGGCACCGATGTGCGCCGTTATGGGCCGCAGATATTGCACATGCTCAAAGGCGATGCACCGCCCAACATGGCTACCGGCAAACCCTACACGGTTACCGAAGCCTATGAGCAGTTAGCAGGCGTTACGCAGCAGCAGGCTGACGCACTACGGCAGGCCGACCAACAGACCCGCCGCAGCAGCAAACGAGCGGTTGCATCCAATGCCAGTGTGGATTCATCGGAGGACGGTGGACCCCTGAGTGAAGCCGAGGTACTCAACAAGTTGAGGGGCCTGGGCTTTGAGTGAGTTAAACAACAACTAGCATAGGATAGACTAATATGTCTGCAACTTCACAGACTTCGACCTGGGACGCAGCGTGGACGCTGACCCTTAGAGCGAAGCGAAAAAGATTAACGGATAACTTCTTCGATAGTTACCCGACCCTCGCAGCGATGCGCCAGGGCAGTGCCTTAGAAGTAGAGTCTGGAGGGAAGCAAATTCAGGAAGACCTCCTCTATGGTGCGAATTCAGCCGAATTCTTTTCTGGCTACGATACGCTTAACACCGACTCTGTTGACGGCATCACGGCAGCGTTTTTTCCGTGGCGTTATGTAGCGGTCCCGATCACGATTTCGATGACCGAAGAGAAGGAAAATCAGAAGTCGGATGCGGCGATGAAGCTCTTAGCGGCTAAGACCGAGCAGAGCATCTTGACGATGTCCGATCAAGTCAATGCGGCTTTGTATTCGGCGCAGACCGGCAAAGGTATCTTGGGTTTTCAGGACATCATTGCCGATGCACCGGCCACGAGCCCGACTACCCTGGGTGGAGTCACGGTCAGTGGCAATAGTTGGTGGCAGAACAAGGCCAACAACGCTACGGCTGATACGTCCTTCAAGACCATCTCCGGCACCAATTTCTACGAGGGTATGTTGCGCATGGCCACTACGTGGACCGACACGAGCGAAGGCTCGGTCGAGCCTACAGCTATCTTCACCACGGCCTCTGTATATTCCTCGTTTGAAGAGATCTTCGAGGGCACCGG